GTTCCAAACGCTAGGAATCTAAACACTTCCTATGTGTATTTATTTCTTTAAAGCGTGTCTGGAGTAAACCAGACATTACTCCTTAAGGCTCACATAAAGAGAGTTTGTCGAGTGGACCAAGGCTCATTATGGTAACCTTAGGGAGGGATCTTTCCCTCCTTAAGACTCATCATAAAAGAGACACGCCACCTTACGGTGAACTAAGGCTCATATGAAGAGAAGGAAGGCTTGAAAGAATATAAATCACAAACTGTCGTGGTAGATTTGTTAAGCATGCTTAGAAGCTAACCGTATGATCCGATTTTCTAATTCGGGCACCGGAGACTCTTCTATGAGGTCGGTCTTGACTGACTTTGCTCACATGTTTATCACGCCTTTCGTGAGTTGGGACTGAGCTAAGCTGATGGAGTGATGCTGCCTTAGGGAGAATACACCCTTACTAATCCAATATCTGGAAATATTTCCACTCCAGATAAGGTCGTGATAATCTTCATCATCAGGACCGGACGTAAGTGTCATGATATCCATCATGAGCCCCTCAACCTGTTTATTTAAGACAGTAATAAGGGGAGTGTATTTCCTTAAAGCAGCCCTGTAGGATTGGGTATCCGAGCCTGGGAATATTTTCAAATACTGATTATTCAAGTAATCATTGATCTTGAATGCATCAGTTTGAATTGTTTCCATTTCTTTCATCATAGTTTGAGTCTTAAACTCAGTCAGAAGGTTTCTTACGAAGCCATCTGGGTCAGTCTTTGGCTCAGGGAAGTCAGGGAACACATCTTGTATGGTTTTTGCCACACAGGAATAGTCCTTCATTTCCTTCGCCCTTTTGAGACTATGATATATGCGATAGAGTTTTAATACTCTCTCCTTTTGGGAGTGCTTGTGAAAGCAGTCGTATAATAAAGAAAGTATCCCGGGAGCCCCCTCTTCAGGTGGAATCCATCCATGTTGTTGCTGAGTGTCCAAGAAGTTGGAGAGTAGTGGATACCTCTTCCAAGTTTCAAAGATACCAGCTAAGCTAAAAGGAGTTATTTCTTCACCGGCATGAATCCATCTCTTAGCAAATTCATATGTGTTTTCACTCACATGTGTCTTTGTTTCAGAGATAGGCATGTCGAGCAAAGAGCATAATTCCCGATAGCTTGCTGCAACCCTGTCACATCTTATAACTATGTCATCTCCTAATAGGGCGTAGTCGCGAAACCGCGTTATTCCAACACGGCAAGCCGCTACCCTTACTATGAAATGATGAGTCAAAGCCATGACAGGTCATGATGAGTAAGC